ATATCAATAAGTAAATCTTCAAAGACATATAATATCCATTTAGAATCTATTAACAAATTAATTTCTTCTAATAATGTATTGTCTCAAACATATACAGGTAATTCACATAAAATTTTATCAAATATATACGCCACATTATATGGGAAAGATTCGTTGAAAGTAATTTCTAAAACACTTACTTCTGGAAAATATATTGCTCCAAATATTTCTTCAAGAAAAGTTATTGATATTATTACTCAAAATGCATACGATTCAAATTATTCCGGAATGTTTTTATACCAAAGGTTGTTGGACGGTGGTATAACAAGATTAGAATCCCATCACGACATTTTACAAAATATATTTGCGGGTGGTTTTAAAATAAAAGAAAAGGTTGCTTCCATTTCTGATTCAAATTCGTTAGGAACATCTTCTAACTTTTTTGTGAAGGAAGATAATAATGATATTTTAAATAAAATGCAAGTGGGTGCTTATGGTTTGTCGGCGGATGTCCTAGATATCTCGGAAACTTCTTCCACGACATTCTCAAACGGGACATCAATATCTATGTTAGGTGTGTCGAGGAAAGACTTATATGATACTGACACCCCTTTATTAAGAACTTCTTTATTCTCTACCCATAAGAAATCAACATTCGCTAAGTTTAGAATGTTTAATGTTAACATGATTGTTTCTGACGTGGTATCAATTCCTGGAATCTCTTGTGGATATGTGATTGGTATAGAACAGGGCGGCGGCAACGTTTCTGGGTCTTCTTATGATGGAGGATATTTGGTGTCAGGGATAACACATAAAATGAGATTGGATGGGGGTGAGATGTTCTATTCTCAAGATTATAATTTGGTAAGAGAATCATAATGAATTACGGATTAGTAGAAGACATTAACGACCCACAACAACTTGGAAGAGTTAAGGTGAGAGTGTATGGTGTTCACACAAAGAAAATATTAACTAAGGATCTCTCTTGGTCAATTTCTATTATGCCCCCAACAACTCCTGCCGTGAGAGGTATAGGACATTCAGTTAATTTGCTCGTCGGAACTTTAGTGGTGGGGATGTTCTCTGATAATTCCAACCAAGATTTCTTAATTTTAGGTACATTACCAACCAAGACAGATGGACTTGAAGATAATAATATAAGAGTTCGTGGTGGTATAGACCCGAATGAGACTGACACAATGGGTGCAATGCAACCACCATCAGGTTATGCGCCAACATACCCATATAATAATGTATATGAAACAGAGTCTGGTCATGTAAAGGAATATGATGATACTCCAGGATCAGAACGAATAAACGAACGACATAAGTCTGGAACATCATATGAAATCCAACCCAACGGAAGCAAGGTGGAAAGAATTGTTAGGGACAACTACACATTGGTAATGCATGATGATACACTTGAAGTACATGGTTCGGTAAATATAATTGTTTCTGAGAATTGTAACTTAGCAGTGGCAGGATATCTTACAGCAAATGTTGGTGGGGATATGGATGTTGCTGTCTCTGGAAACACTACAATAACTTCTGAAAATGATATTACTCTTAACGCAAAGACTTCAAAAATTAAATTAGATACGCCAACGGTAGAATGTACAGGAAATATTACTGTTGTCGGTGATGTTATTGCCGATTCAGGTATAACATTAGAAACCCACGTACATCCTGGAGATGGTGGTGACAATTCAAGTGGAAATACTGGTGCACCATCTAGTTCTTAAGTATAAATACTATTATGACCATAGCAAGAATAACCCCATACTCTGACTTAGACTTTTCCTTTAAGACTAATCCTAATACAAAAGATGTTGGAATTGTGAAGAACGATAATTCGATAAAACAAAGCGTTCTTAATATATTAAAAACCAATCATGGGGAACGTCCATTTAATTATTACTTCGGAGCAAACCTCCGATCTTTTTTATTTGAGAACATAACTAATATTACCGCGGCGAATATTTCGTCTGCAATTAAATATTCGTTATCCAATTGGGAACCAAGGGTGGAAATTTTAAATGTAAACATAAAAACCACACCAGAAGATAAAGATATACACATAACATTAACCGTGAAAATACTTTCAACGAATGAGATCACGGATATATCAACCACATTAGAGAGATTACGATAATGGCACAAGAGAGAAGAATTAACGCAAGCGAATTGGATTTTCCTCAGATAAAGGCAAATTTAATTGCATACATGAAGGAAACAGACACAGTCTTTAATGATTACAATTATGATGGGTCGGCAATGAACACCATCATTGATGTTCTCTCTTATATAACCCACATCAACTCTATTAACGCGAACTTCGCACTTAACGAAACATTCCTTGACACTGCCCAACTTCGTTCTTCTATTGTCTCCCACGCTAAACTACTGGGTTATACTCCAAGGTCTGTCAACCCATCAGTGGCATATGTAAATCTTAAAATGAATTATGATACTACAGCCACACCATTATGGAACTATGATGACCTTGGTGGGTCTCTTCCGTTAGTCATTCCAAGAGGGTCTACATTCTCTACTACAATAGATGGCGTTCCTTATAATATGTTTGTCACGGAAACAATCTCAATAGAATTTGATCCTGTGAATGGTTGGTTGTTTAGTAATATTAAAATTGAACAAGGTTCATTAAAAACTAGATCTTTCACTTTCCAGGATAATACCTTTGAGCAGTATATTCTTTCTGATAAAAATGTAAATACAAATTCAATAAAAGTTGAAGTATCTGCATCCTCTACTTCTTCTGAGACAGACACATATTCTTTATATACAAATATTGTAAACATTGATGAAAAATCTAAGATTTATTTCCTTGAAGAAACTAGGGAAGGATTTTATGAAATAAAATTTGGTGATGGAATTATTGGTAAGAAACCAGACAACGGCAATAGAATTTCAATAGAATATTCAGTCCTTGATAATAGAGACATTAATGGAACATCATTATTTTCTTTCACAGATTCATTGGAGGGTAATTCTGATGGAACCGTTACTGTTGTTACTAAAGCAACTGGTGGATCGCCAGCAGAAACAAATTCATCAATTAAGTTTAATGCACCTCTTGGGTTCGTATCACAAAACCGTGCAGTGACGCCTGATGATTATAAATCAATCATTCAAAACACATATGGTAATATTGATACATTAACCGTATGGGGTGGCGAAGATAATGTTCCACCTGACTACGGAAAGGTTTATATTTCTATTAAACCTCTTGATGGAGAAACGTTATCAGAAAACGATAAAGCAAAAATTATTGGTAACTATTTAAAACCTAAGAACATTGTATCCATCACACCAATTTTGGTAGACCCTGACTATACATATATTGACCTTGAAGTATTCTTTAAATTTAATCCTAACGTTGCAAATATTAGGGTGAACGCCTTAGCTGAAAACATTAGAACAACAATCACAAATTATAATAATAACATATTAAAATCGTTTGGTGGTGTATATAGAAGTTCAAACTTATTAAGGGATATTGATGCTACGTCCGTTGCAATTCTATCTAACATTACTAGGGTGTCGTTCCATAAGAAGTTCGTACCTACAATAGGCGAAGAGAAGAGATACCAGTTTGACTTTAATCAGGCATTAGCCAAGAAGGGAACTTCATACATTACTTCCACTGAGTTTATGTATAATGGATATTTATGTATCCTCAAAGATTATTACAATTCAGAAACACTTAAAAACGTTATACAAATTGTGGATTTGGCCGCTATTGTTAGAAATGCTAATATAGGTTATGTTGATGAAGTATCGGGAACTGTTGTTCTTGAGGGATTTAACCTTACATCTATTATAGACACCACAACAACTAAGTTAAGAATTAAAACAAAACCCGCATCATCAGACGTTAAACCAATGAGAAACGAACTCCTTACAATTAATGTGAATGAAGTAAAGATTATTGGTGAGGTTGACACAATGGCTATTGGTGGTACAACGGCCGGAATTGATTATACAACGGTTAGTAACTAATGCACGGAAACACTTTCAATATATCTTCTTTTGTAAATGACTTAATACCAGAACATATTGTTTTTGCCAACCCAGAACTTGTTGAGTTCATTAAGCTGTATGCATTATATCTTGAGAAAACAAATTTATCCGCATACTATCTTAATCAATTAGATCTTCAAAGAGACATTGACCTTATTGAAACAGAGTTATTAACAGAACTTCAGAATGAGATAGGTACACCAATTCCTAGATCTTTTGCAGCAGACCCTCGGTTATTCTATAAACATCTTGTAGACTTTTATATATCTCGTGGCACACCAGAATCTATTAAGTCATTCTTTAGACTTATCTATGATGATGATGTGGAAATTTACTTTCCGAAGGATGACATGCTTATCCCGAGTGATGGTAAGTGGTATGACCAATCAGCGAAGATTAAAGAGAACCCTTCTAATTATACCCCATCATATACTTGGGACACATCATTAACATCTGACGTAACCGTTATTGGTTTTGCCGATGATGGTGGATTCCTTCCAATATTTGATGGTGATATTATTACAGTTAATGGTGATTATGAACCTGGCGTGACATTAACAATTGAACAGGCGGTATC